CTTGAATGTCCTCCGGCGGCGTCGGCCAATCTTCAGCTTTCAGATATGGGAAATCGGGATGATTTGGAAGATCGCGGAGCTGCTGCCTGTACTGCGCCCAATCGCCAGTCAGCGCGGAGACGATCCCCTTGAGCAAGCTCAAAAAGGCCGTAAACGTCGAACCCGTCGGCGTATCCAGACCGAGACGATCCAGCGCGAGGCGCGCGTCAGTCTGCCGGAGAAGCTCGTTCCGTTTTTTGCGGATGCGTTCAGCCATCTGCGCGGATGCGTTCAGCTTCGCCATGTCAAGCCATGCGTCAAAGTTCGCGGATACGGACTCATACAGTCCCGTGCGATACGGACATTCGACCGCGAATTTGTTTGATCTGTATCCGATAGCTTCGCCATCTTCCACAACGACCTCCACCGTCTCCGGGTCTGTGAGCGTGATCCGCGCGTGAACGTCGTCGAGATACTCGACGATGAGCTTGAGCGGTTCCTCTTTTTCCATTTCCTGATACATTGTGACTTTGAGCGGCATTTGAGATCATCTCCTTCATTTTCTCAATGTTGATATACGGGGCGATTGCATTTGCCCAAAATTTGAAGCTCTCCGAGTGGCAGATATAGCCGTTGTACGAAACCATCGTCGCGTCTCGAAATGACGGAGCCGGTTTCTTGGCGATCCGGCGCGCTTTGCGCTTCATCCGTTTCGCTATGCGCTTTCGGATAATCGTTCGATTGTGGTTCATCCGATAGCCCAGAAAATCAACGTCGCGCCCCCGCTCCCCTATTAAGGGCGACGGTAACGGAGCCGCCCGACACAGTACCAGAGGCCAGACGTCGGACCGTTGTTCGCGCCCCAACAGAACGGGCCGCCGGTGCCGCCGTCGTTCGGGAGACCGCCAACGCGCGGGGAACGGAGACCGGCGTTACTCTGGTAATAATCACAAAAATACGTCGTTTCTCCGCTGCCGATTGTTTTAGGAATGATTGCATCTCTGAGCGTCTCGGATTTGAGCGGAACTTTAAAATATCCTTCTTTGCTCGGACAAGTTCCGATCGAAACATATCCGTCCGCCGTGCGAGGGTCTGCGTCCGACCATTTCGCCGGATTGTCGCAAGTAAACCACTCATAATCATAGATCGTGCAGCCGTCAAGCGTGGCAAATCCGTTAGAATAGAATCCCTCAACGCCGCGATAGCTGACTTGACAACGATTGTTCACGTTGCTCTGCGTCGTCCTGCCTGTATAGCTGCCCATGTCGTCCGTATCGCCTGATGGTCTGCAAGCGCACCAAATACAATCACCGATCGCAATGTCCAGCGGATCGCCGTCAAAAACAATCGCTTTGTTGGCGTCGTCATAGTCCTCAATCGCGGTGATAATGCGCCGCTTGTTGGCGTCGTGTCCCCACAAGGTAACGCCAACGGATACGGCTTCGCCGACATACCGCTCCGCTGCCGCCGCGTTGGAAACAATGATCCGGTTCGCGCCTGTTTCGGCGACCGTCGCAACGTCTGCCGCGTTGGCGCGTTTCGACGAAATGCCCACGCCGATCATGTTTTGAGCGTTGAAGTTGGCGTATTCGACGATGTAGAGCAGTTGCAGCGCCGACCAGTCAAAGAACGAAATCTCGTTCCATCCCGCGCCGCGATTTCTCGCGTTCGCTCGGAAGGTTTGGCGACCAGTTCCGTTGAGCGGCCATTCGCCGGAAACCGAGGTCAGACACGTTTTCCCGTCCACAATTTCGGTGCTCGCCGCATAAGCCCCGACGAAAATCTCGTCCGTTTCAACGCCATTTTCGACGAACGCCTCATGAGCTTTATACCCCGGCAATTTCGACGGGGAAATCCACCACTCGCGCCAATACGTTTCTCCGTCCGCGTTGAGTCCCCAAAGCACTTTATAAAAGAATTTCTTGATGCGAACCATCACGGGGAGCTTGTACACATACGGCGCAACGCTGCCCGTATTGCTGAAATTCGGTTCGCCCTCGAAAATTACGTTTCCGGTATTGTCCACATTGCAGCGGATCATAGAGTTCCACGGAGAAAGACCGTCAAAAGTATTCTGGACGACCTGCGACGCGCCGACTTTGGCGGCTGCCGTCGCGCCGATCGCCGCGCCGAGCCGCGTCAATGCAGGAGAGGACGATCCGTCCCATCTGACGCCGTAGGCTTCCGAGTTATCCATCCCCGGCAGATAGTCGGGGCTGATTTTCCCTGTATCGTCGAGCATGCCGATCACTTTCTTTGTAACCTCGGTTGCTTCCGTTTTGGCGTCCTCGGTTGCTTTCTGCGCCGCCTGTGCCTCTGCCTTTGCATCTCTCGCATCAGAGGCGCTCTGCGCCGCCTGTGCCGCGCTCGATCCGGCGGACGTAGCAGAACCCGCCGCCGCGCTTTTCGCGCTCTCTGCGTCAGCTTTAGCGTTCTCTGCGGCTTTCCGTGCTTTCTGAGCTGCCGTCTTTGCGTCGCTCGCATCAGAGGCGCTCTGTGCCGCCTGCGTTGCGCTCGAACCGGCGGACGTGGCAGAACCCGCCGCCGCGCTTTTCGCGCTCTCTGCGTCGTCTTTGGCGGCTTCTGCGGCTTTCCGTGCTGTCTGAGCTGCCGTCTTTGCGTTCTCTGCATCAGAAGCGCTCTGTGCCGCCTGCGTTGCACTCGATCCGGCAGACGTGGCGAGCCTCCCCACCGCATTTGCGGCGCTCTCCGCGTCGGTCTTGGCATTCTCTGCGGCTTTCTGTGCCGTCTGAGCTGCCGTCTTTGCGTTCTCTGCATCAGAAGCGCTCTGCGCCGCCTGTGTCGCGCTCGATCCGGCAGACGTGGCAAACTTCGCCGCCGCACTTGCGGCGCTCTCCGCGTCGTCTTTGGCGGCTTCTGCGGCTTTCCGTGCTGTCTGTGCCTCTGCCTTTGCGTTCTCTGCATCGGAGGCGGCTTGCTCGGACGCTTTGCGGTTTCGCTCCTGTTCTTCGATCCAATCTTCTTCCGTCCCTACATAGCCGTGTTTGACGGCGATTGCATAGGCGCTGTACGCGCCGATTTCCTGCTCTTTAGCCATAGACCGCAATCAACACTCCTTCCCTGTCAACCAACGAAAAATCGTCCGGCGCGTTGTCGGACGAAATCAGATACAGTTTTCCATCTTCCCGACCTTCGACATAGAAAAAGCCTTTGCTCTCCGCCGCCTGCTGCGCCAATTCTGCGGAGCGTTTCGCGCTTTGCTCGCTTTCCTCGGCGCTGATTTGGCTTGCTTCGGCCTTTTCTGCTGCGTCCGTGGCATCTTGCGCTGCCTGTTCCGACTTAACCCGCGCGCTTTCCGCCCGGCTTGCGTTTTCTGCCGCGCCGGAAATTTTCGCGATAACCTCGTCAACCCATCCCGGCGGATCGCCTTGATCTTCCGGCTTGTCTCCGAGGATGTTCGGCGATACCGTAAGGCGTCCGGAGCTGCCGGAAATCGCCTCTCGACCGTCCTCAAACGCTCGCGCCTCGATGTAGTATCCGCCCGATTGTTTGAGGATATCTTCAAGCTCAAAAGAGACCTTCCCCATCGTCGGCGTAACCGCCGCCGCCAGAATATACGGGTTTTTGTCCGGCGTCACCATCACAACCGAGATCACCGCGTCCGGCCAACGTTCAAGCCATTCGGATACATCCAGCACACATTCAACCGCGCTTATATCGCCAACTTTTCCGAGCGATGCGGACGATGGAATAAGCCGTTCTCCTTTTACTGTGAACAGAATATCTCTCACGTTTTCATCCTCCTTTCTCAGAGCTTCGATATTGCCGATCTGATTTCTTTGATCGCGTCCGCTTTCGGCCCGGCGTCCGAAAGCTCACACCACGAAAACGCCGAAATCTCGGTTTCTCCCGCAAAATCATTGATCTTTTTTCGGATTGCTTCAATCTGCTTTCGTATTTCCCGAATATGCGAATTGAAGTGTCGGAGGGACGTTGTGCCGGCCTCAACCGTTTCGCTCCATCCTGCATCCGGCATGCCGTAAGCGGCGAGAATTGAATCTATATCTGCGCGTGGCTCTGCGATATGCGCCGCTCTTGTTGGCGTCGTTCCCGCCTCGATTGTCGTATCTATATACTTGGTTTTGACCAGCGAAACAGAAACGCTCGTATCCGCGCTTGCGCCGGTCGAATCCACCAGAATAAACGCATGCGATCCGGACGCCGTAAGCGGATATGCGATAGAAAACGCCTCAGTCTTTCCGGATGCAAGCGTCGTTCTTTCTCCGCTCGGCGATTGATAATAAAGCGTCTGAGCAAGTCCGTTATCCTTGGCGGCGCACTGGACAAACGCCCAAATTCGCCCGGCTTTGACTGCCTGCGTGAGCGGAGAGAGCAGCTTCGGCGCGACAACCGGCGTATTCCGGTAAAACGTCGCCGACGTTGCATAGTTGGAATATGTCCCGCCTGTCGTATAGGCTCGAACTCTTACGACAAACGCCGCCGTCAAAGGCGCGGCATCAAACACCGGGAATATATCGAATCTTGTCGCCGTCGTTTTATATTCCTGACTCCATGTCGCGCCGCCGTCTATACTGATGTTCCCTGAATATCCGGCGAGGTTGCCGTCAGGAGCCGTTGACGCTTTCCACGACACGATCGGCGCGGTTTGATAATATCCGGCAGACGGAGACAGGATTTCCGGCATCGTCGGAGATTGCAGCCTGTAAACCGAATTACTTTCGCGATATCCGGAATATAGCCCGTCTCCGTCTTTCGTCCTGATCCTGTATCGGCGGTATGTGCCATCCGCCATGTTCGGCGTGTCCGTTGCCGATCCGCTTGTCGCTGTGGATTGAATCGTTTTAAGAGAAGAATAACCCGTCCACGTCGAGCCGTTGCTCGACGTTGCAGCCTCGATTTCGTATCCGGCAATATTGCCCTCTGGATCGGAAGCGCCGCTCCATTGAAGCGTGATATTACCGCCGCCAAAGCTCGCCGGTGATGCAGAAAATGCCGTCGGGGCTTGCGGCGGAACTTTACGATAAAACGTCCCCGACGTTGACCAACTAGAGTAAATACCTTTGTTCGTTCGTGCCCTGACGCGGAACAAAACGCGAGCAGATGCACCGATCGAGTTGAACCAGCTTGAAATACTGACGCTTGTTGCTGTCGTCGTGGCTTCCGTTTCCCACGACGATCCTCCGTTTTTGCTGATTTGATAGGAATAACTCTGAATCGGATCGGCGCACGATACCGCGCCCCACGAAATCGCCGAAAGGCTTGTATATCCGCCAGCAGCAGGAGAAAGTGATCCCGGCGCGCTTGGCGTGTATGCGCGATAGCATGCGCTGCTTTCCTTTGCTGTCGAGGAATTTTGCGCTTCACCAATAGTCTGAACGCGAAATTTTCTGTATTTGCCCATTCCTGCGATGTTGACGCTTACAGACTTTCCCGTTTCAGTGCTGTCAATCTGACTATATTTTGTCCATGCTCCCCACGTCGTTCCATTCGAGCTGTCCGCATACTGGATTAAGTATCCTTTAATTGCATTATTTATTCCAGCGCCCGCGCCGCTCCACGAAAGCGTTGCGGTCGAACTCGTTGTCGTTGTTGTCGAAATTGAAACCGTATTCGGCGCCGTTGGCAATGTACGCCGATAAAAGACGCCGGATGTTGACCAGCCAGAGTAAATGCCTTTGTTTGTGCGCGCTCTGACGCGGAACAAGACGCGAGCAGATGCGCCGACAGAGTTAAACCAGCTCGAAATACTGACGCTCGTTGCCGTCGTCGTGGTTTCCGTTTCCCACGACGATCCTCCGTTTTTGCTGATTTGATAGGAATAACTCTGAATCGGATCGGCGCACGATACCGCGCCCCACGAAATCGCCGAAAGGCTCGTATATCCGCCAGCAGCAGGAGAAAGCGATCCCGGCGCGCTCGGCGTGTATGCGTGATAGCATGCGCCGCTTTCCGTCGCCGTTTCAGAATTGATTAGTTCGCCGAATGTCCAAATTCTGAATTTGCGATAATTTCCGGTTCCCGGCAAAGCAACCGATATCGAGCCATACGTTGCCGACGTTTCAAGCGTGTAATAGTGGTTCCATGCCGCCCACGATACGCCGTCCGAACTGTCCGAATATTCGATGTAATAGCTTTTAATCGCGTTATAGCTTCCCGCGCTTGCCCCCCACCACGAAAGCGTTTCCGAATCCGCCGTTGTTGCACTGGATATAGATACCGTGCTCGGTGCTGTGCATCGTGTCGCCGCCGACTCATATTCAAACGTTAGCGTTCCTGAACCCGCAACGCCGCGAACCGAATAATCCGAATCTTGCAGCACATAGATCGCCGATATGGTTTTGTTAGCAATCTCATATTGATACGCCGTCGGAATATCAAACCAGTCAATCGAAACGTTTGCGCCGCTCGTGCCGCTTCCGGATAGATAAACGCTCGTTGAGCAGATGTTATATTCTGCGCCGTCCGAGGTCTCAATCTGAATCACAATGTCGCGCGTTGCGCCGGATCGTGTGCCGTTGGTCAACCCGGAAACATTAAACTTCGCGCGAGTCGCTTTGTTTCCTCGTCCGAAATCCGGAGATGAACTGACATTGTATTTAATCGAATCGCCATATTCCTGCGTCGTATAGCTGTTTTGACGCGAAAACGACATCGAGGTTTGACTCATCCGTTACCACCTCGAATCAAACATAGAAAGAGCCGACATAAGGCGCGACGCGCTCGATCGACTCGATAGAAAGCCCGTTCACGTTGATTCTGTAAAGGGCTTCTTGCCGTTTGTTTCCGCCGCTTGCGAGGTTGTCTTGAGTCAGCACCGGATCGCTCGCCGCGCTTGCAGACGCCGCCGGAACACCCTTGACCACCCTGAAAACATGCGCGTCCGCCGTGCTGCCGCCGCCGCGCGCAAACTCAGCGACGAGCAAATCTTTTCGATACATGTTTTGCGTTCCGCTCTCTACGGTTAAATCCTCGTAGGAGCCGCCCGGAACGCAAACGATATATCCTTGATTGACAAACGTTCCGGATGCAAGCCGAACCGTGTTGTTGTCAACCAGCGAACACGCGAGCATCTCGTCGCCCTCCGTAATTCCGGATCGTCCGAAAATCGCCCGGTAGAGCTGCGCGTCATCTTCGGCGTAAATATGCGGTGCCGCATCCGGCGGCGTGTAAATTGTAATTGCTTTTTGAGCCATCCTTACCCCACCTTCGTTTCCAGCTTTTCGCCTGACGCCGTGATTGTGAGAATCACGTTTGAAATTGCCTTAGTCGTGACAAGACCCGTCACGCGATCTCGTCCGGAGACGAGATCGCCGAGTTCGAGGGACACGCCCATTTCTGACGTGTCCATCTCGATTGAGCGCATCGGCGCAAGCGCTTCGAGCTGCTTCTTTGCGCTTTTTACGAGTTCATCTCGGCTTTCGGCGTTCGGATAATCGAACGTTGTCACGCGATCCGCGAGACCGAGATTGCCCGGACTCGTCTCTGTGATTGTCCCGTTTTCCAGCCTGTACAGATGCACGACTTCGCGTTCGGTCAGCTCGCCGCGTCCGAGCGCGATGATGTGATTATAGGTCGATACGCCGCCGAGCTTCGTCGTCATGTGTACGCCGTAATCCTGCGACAAATCGACGAGCGAGGAATAATCCGAAACCTTCCGAGGAAACACGCGCACTTTCTTTTGAATGTTATCGTAGATGCACGAGATTTCAAGGCGAGCGTCAGAGAAAGACGATACGATCGCATCCAGCAGCGTTTGAAAACGGAACTCGCCAGAAACAACCGCACCTTTGATTTCTTCTCCGCCCACGTCGAAAAAGTCGCCGAAACGGTCTCCGATCAGCGTTTGGAGCGCTTTGTTCGGTTCTGTTTTGCCGATCGTCAAATAGGCCGCGCCCGTCGGCGGTTCGACGATTTTTCGGCAGAGCAGGCCGCGCCACGTCGCGCCGGATATTATGACTTGCCCCTGCTTGCTTGCATGCTTGATTTCATCCACCTGACCGCCAAACTCCGAAAATGGGATATAGATAAAAGCCCCGTCCGTTATTCCCGACTCTAAATAATCATCTTCATCCATCGTAAGAACGAATTGATTTCGATCGAGCGTCGGCGTTTGAGAAATCTCGGCGTCAAACTTCGTGAAATCCTGTATGAACCCGATTTCATGCCGATCGGCATCGGCGCGGATAATATCCATGAAACCCTCCTCAAATCCATTTCGGTTCACTTCGCTGTTGCAAAAGCTCGATATCAAAGCCAAATTCACCGGAGAACTGAACCGCAACGTCGCCCGGAGAAATCTTTTTGAATGGATCGCTCGTTTTGATGCGATAATCAAAGAGATTCGTCGTTGCACCCGTCGCATCTACTCGGTAGATTTTGCGCTCAATCTGATCGAGAACGATTCGCTCGCCATCCTCTGCGTTGGCTTCGACACCGTAAACATTCCCGCCGATATAGATTTTCGGTTCCGTGCAAGGCCCGTAAATCGTCACAATCGCCGGAGTATCCGCGAAATGATCGTTGAAAAGGATCTCGTTCGCGTATCCCGTACCGTATTGATACGGGTACCGTCCCGCGTATTTTTTGCCGTATGACGAAACCGCTCTCGTGCCAGCTCGAAACCGCTGCACTTTCTCCGTGATCCAGAACGGAAACGGAGAAAGAACCTTGAGCTTTTTCTCCATGAAATGAAAGCCGCCCGCCCATTCTTCGATCTCTGAGGATGTACCGAGATAGCATTTCAGGTATTGCCCATCCAACCAGAGCTTACCGGGTTTATTTGCGGAGATATCCGTTTCGCAGACCGAAAGCAATTCATTCAGAGCCGAAAGACATTCTTGCCGTGTCTTTCCTCTGATTACGACGGAGATCGTTTTTACTGCCGCGCCTCGCGTGAATTTTGAAATCTTCGCGCCGAACTGCATCGGATATTCCGACGCCGTATAACTCCATTCAAATTCCCGGAGAGAGCGCGCGTCCTTGATCCGGATCGCGCCTCGGTCAAGCCTGATCGTCTTTCCGACTGAATTTTCAAAATAGATTTCGCTCATGCCATCACCTCGCGGATGATTCGAGCAAACTCGCGTTCGCCGATATTGATCGAGATATTCATTGCCGCCAACAACTGAGCAATCATCGACGCGAGACGTTCGATCGTTTCATCGGAGAGCGAAATTTGACCGGAGTTTTTCGACGTGCCGGAAAGCGGCGTTACAACCGTTCGTCCGCCAACCTGTGCGACCAGCTCAGGGCCAGCCTCGGCGACGATCGCCATGCCGGAGATCAGCTCGCCGCCGCTTGCGAGCATCGGAATATTCGGAATATTAAAGCCAAGCCGTTTTCCGCCGACGCCCGGAACCCAATTCGGCATTTCGATTGCAATCGCGTTTATGCCATCAATCGCCGAATTGAGCAGCGTGATAACCGCGTTGATCGGCGCTTTCACCAGATTTCCGATCATCGAAAACACATTGCCGAAAACATCGACGACGTTTTGCCATGCCGCGCGCCAGTTCCCCGTGAAAACATTTTTGACGAAATCAATAATCCCTGTGAAAATCGCCTTGATATTCGTCCAGACCGAGGAGAGCGTCGAAAAAAGCGCTTCGACAATTCCGCCGATCGTCTTAAACGCCGCCGTCCATCCCTGAACAAAAGCGCTTTTCAAGAACTCGACAATCGCCTTGAATACATCGGTCATTTTATCAATGGTTGAGCTTACCGCTTTATAGAGCGCTGTGAGCGCGTCAGATATGCTCGTAAACGCTTTTTTGAACCACTCAACCATTTTATCAACGGTTGAACATATCGCCTTATAAAGCGCCGTGAGCGCGTCAGATATGCTCGTAAACGCTTTCTTGAGCCACTCGACCATTTTATCAACGGTTGCGCATATCGCCTTATAAAGCGCCGTCAGAGCGTCCGATATAGTCAAAAACGCCGCTACAACCCAGTCGGAAACTTTGCTCGTCATGGACATAAGCCATTCAAAGAGAGACTTGACAAGATTTCTGAACCACTCGCATTTCGTCCAAAGCGTCGCGATAATGGCAATAACCGCCGCGATCGCCGCAACGATGGGATGAGCAGCAATCAAGCCAACAAACCCGGAGAACGCCGAACCGACCTTTGAGAACCCGCTGATAATCTGAGGAACTGCGCCGATCAGCGAACCGACGCTCGAAATCACCTTGCCGAGTACAATGAGCAGCGGCCCGATCGCCGCCGCAATCGCCGCAACCGTGACGATTGTTTGCTTTGTCCCTTCGTCAAGACTTCCGATCCATGCCGCCGCCTGCTGCGCAAGTGCAGCGAGCTGTGAAAGCATGGGGGAAACCATGTCAAGGATTGTCGCGCCCAAATCCGCCCCGGCAATCTTGGCGTTGTTCATCGCAACCGTCAGCTTGTCCGGCGCGTCGAGCGTTGCCTCGAACGTGTCGGCGACGACGGTTCCCATGTTTTCCATGCCGGAAACGAGATCGTCAACCGAAAGTCGTCCTTCACGAATTGCCGTTGCCATTTCGAGCGCGCCCTTTGTGCCGAATGTCGATTGTGCGATTGAGAGCGCCTCCGTTTCCGTCTTGGCGTTCTTGATTGCCGCGACGGTTTCAGAAAAGCCCTGCTGCATCGTCTTTCCCTCGGCGGTATAAGCCGAGGCGGATTTCCGCAAAGCAGCGAGCGCCGTTCCTGTGTCAACGCCTGCCATTTCAAAGTTAGCGAGCAGCACGATCGACTGATCGATACTTAACCCCAATTCCTTAAAGGTCGAGCCGTTTTTCTCAAGGGACGCCATGAGCGTATTTGTTGCAATGCCCGTTCGCTGCGCTTCGGAGGAAATCAGACCGAGCAGATTCGGCGTTTGCGATATATCAAGGTTCCATTGCTGCATGAGGTGAGACGTGGAATCGATCGAGCTGTTCAAGTCCGCATCGTTGATTTCCGCGAACTGGATAAACAGCCGCGAAAGTTCTTCCAGCGTTTCGCCGGTTGCACCGAATTTCGTGTTGACTTCGCCGATCGCAATGCCCGCTTTATCCGCCGTTGTGGGGATTGAACCGAAAACATTCTTGAACGATTGTTCGAGTCCGTCCATCGCTTCGCCGGTTGCGCCGGTCTTTTTGACGATGATATCCAATCCTTCATCGACTTCGTTAAACGCTGCGATTGACGCCGTGCCGATCGCGACAATGCCTCCGGAAACGACCGACGCTTTCTTTCCGTAATCCTCGACCTTCCCGCCGACTTCTCCGAGCTTTGAGGACATCTTATCCGTTAGCTCGGTATGCTTTGAAAGCTCGTCGTTTACATCCTCGATGGATTTTCCGTAAGAGGTGAGCTTCGACTCTGCATAGGCAAGTTCTTTTTGCTTTTTCTGCAAAGCGTCCGTGTTGGCATCTTCCGACTTGGACATTTCCTCGACCTGCTGCCGGAGTACCGCGACCTTTTGCCGTTGGCTGTCCATTTGGCTCTCAAGCATTTTCTTTTTCGCTTTGAGCTTCTCGGTTGCCGTGGCGTTCTTGTCCATCTCTGCCGTATCGCGGACATACTCCGCATAGGTGAGGGACATTTCATTGTTGATCTGTTTAAGCGTTCCGATATAGTCGGCGGAACCGTCGGCCTTAAACCGGAGACCGACCTCCTCGATATGTTCGTTCGCCAATCTTTCCGCCTCCTGCCTCTAAAAGAAAAAGCTCGACCGCCAAAGCGACCGAGCTTCATTCACAAACGTTTGCGAATTATTCGTCTATGAACTGTACGCGGAACGGGTTTGTTTTTCCGTGATCCTCCAAATACATTCCGCAAAGCTGCAAAAACGCGACCGGCGAAAGTTCCCAAAACTCCGGAATCGAAAGCCCGATCCGCTTCGCCGTATGAATCAGCCTGACGAAATCCAAATTTAGATCGCGTTCATCGTCAGGCGCGCCCGGTTTTTTCCCGTCATCTGCGCCATTGCCGAGCTAAACTCTTTGAAAATCTCGTTGAGCTGCTCGAAATCGCTCGGCCCAATCGCCATCATGCACTCGTCAACCGTGCATTTCTCGCCGCCTGCGCTGATGAGTGCATGGAGCATAAAGCCCATTGCGGAAATCGCCGTCGAAACAATCTCCCCGTATTCCTCGGAATCGGGATCGATATATCCTTCCGTTTCCGGATTGTTGATCGCGACGCGCTGCATATCCTTTTGAAGTTTGCCCAAACCGCCCGGATACCTCGTCATATTCTCAAGCGCTTTGAAGTTCACTCCGATTGAGATCACATCGCCGGAGGAAAGCTGATAATCGCACTTATTGATTGCGAGCATATGTCCTCCTTACTCCGAAACCAGCGGCGCAAGCAGCGGCTTTTCAAAGAACTTTTCCTCCGTAATCTGCGGATCGGTATCCCCGGAAAGCAGCTCGGTATCATACTCGACCTTGTAGCTGCCCTTGTCGTCAAAAGTGAACGACTGGATTTCAACGGAGCGATTCTGTGTATTCGGCCCGCTGTCGTCCTTGGTATTCGCCGCGTCACTCGCGGAAACGAGCTTGCATTTCGGATACCAGACAAAATTCGTCTTTCCGGACTTTTTCGGGAACACGACGCCATAGGCAAAATAGCCCGGTTCGTCATAAGTCGAATGAACGACGAAACCGTTCTTGATCTCATTCCCGCGCATCGTCGCAAGGACGATCGGCGGGAACGCCAGATTTTCGACCGTCATTTTCGGAGGCGTTACAGAGGTATCGACATCATAAACCTCATTCGAGCCGAAAACCTTAGATTCGGAGCGTTCCTCGGTTGTCTGGATGGAGGCAACCGTTTTGAGCTTCGTGACGTTTGCCGCGAATGCGATCTGATCGTCGCTCTGCTCCTTCTCCCAGAAACAAATATATTGAGCACCGACACCGACGCGGCGCATGGGCTTAGAATTGACAATCGCCATTGTTTACCCTCTTTCCATCGTTTCGATCATGATTTTTACAAGCTGATCTTGATTCTTGTCAAACTCCGTCTTTAAGTGCGGCTGCGCTTTGACGGTTCGCTGTTCTCCGGCTTTTTTCTTCCGCTTTCCCGGAGGTCTGACTTTATGCCCGGACTCAACCATTCGCCCATAAAACCGACTCCAACCGAATTTCGTCTCCGCCGTCGTCTCGTCCTGTTCAAACATGAATGTATCGAGCATGTGCGGAGAGCTTCTCCCACGCGGAGCGGAACGCCCGCGCATCGCCTCTTGAAGATATTCCGCTGCGGCTTTCTGTCCGCTGAGAATTGAATCGTTTGTGATCTGCGATTTCTTGGAGATATACTCCTGTAACCGCTGAAAGCCTTTCAGTTCGTTTCCGTTGTGCATCAGACCGGCTCCATAATATCAATGCTGAACTCATAAGACACCGCTTGCAGGTCCTCGTCATATCCGCATTGTGCCGTGAACGGGATCAGATGCTCGCGGAGAACATCCACAACGTCGAACATGTCCCGTCTTGCCGTCTCCGGCTTGGAAATCAGCTCGACGATCACCTTGACGGCCATCTGTTCCGCCTCGTTCGAGCCGTATGTCTGCGAAAGCCGCGTCTCATTCCAGACAATCCGCGGCATGGTCTCGCTCACGCTCTCATATTGCGACACCGTGATCCTGTCCGGCACTTCGGCGAGGATGTTTTCAAGCTGCTCAAGCGTCAAATTTTTCAGCCGTCCTTTCGAGCGAAAAGTCAGTGATTTCGAGTCCGTCATCATTAAAACCGTTTTGAACCTGCTTGATTGTGAACCAGTTGTCGCCGATCTTGGCGACATCCTGCGTCGATATGTTTTCAAGCCGCCACGTTCGCGCGACAATTTCGATATTCACGTTAGCCTGCTTCGCCGTGTAATAGCGGCGAAAGCCAACAGTTCGCGCTTCGTACCATTCTTTCGCTTTAAGCAAAGCGCGGCGAACCGGAAGTTTTGCCCGATCCGCCGTGTTCGTTATAGAGTAAAATTCAATGATCCCGCTATCCATCATCGTTCCTTCCCCGCTTTCTGTGCGAAAAGAATCGAGTTTTTCAAGCTGCGCAAATATTGAGGCATTGCCTCGCCTGTCCTGCGCTTGGAGTACATCCATGAGGCTGTTCCGACAATCAATGTTTGATAATCCTCGACATCGACGCCGTTTGCATCATCCGGAAAATGGACGCCGCGCCGCTCAAGGTCAAGGCACGCCGCCCGGAGCAACGTTTTCAGATACTCGTCATCGGGACGCTCTCCGAGTCGATTGAGATCGGCTCGGAGAAGGTCAAAAAGAATCTGCTCGTCCATCGTTCAAACCTCAGCTTTCCGGTTTAACCCGCTGCGCCCTCGGCATCCTTGATTGTCACGAGTACCCAATCTTTCGTTTTGTTCGTGCCGTCAACATGCAGCGGCTTTCCGTCAAGGCGCTCAAGCCCCTTGATAACAGTCTGATCTTCGATGAACTTAACGTCCGTAGACGCCGCCAGCTTGAGCGCCGCACGCTTGGTAACCATGTAACGGCGGAAATCGCCAAAAAGCACCTTGTCGGCGTCCATGTACTGAGAGAAAACCACGCGGACACCAATATTCGGATTCTTCAAATCCGGCACGACATAGCGGCCTGCGCTGTCGGTCGTAATCATGTTTCGCAGAAAACGCCCGTAGAAGGTCGAGCGCTTCATAACGGCGATGATTTCGCCGTATGCTTCTTCGCCATCATCCACGAGGGAGATTTTAGAAAGAATCTCGCCGAGATTAAAGCCGGTAACGGTTACGCTGTTTGCCGTTTTCAGGCTCGGAATAATGCCAACGAGCTGCTTACCCGTCGAGCCGGTTCCCTTGAGGATCGCCTTGTCGCGAGACTTGGCGATCGCCTTTGCAAGCTTCGTTTCGACGTAAACGGCGAGGTTGATGAGGGAATCTTCGATGATATCGTTCGGGATCGCCATATAACCGGCGAGCTTCCAGCCGTCAAATTCAACCTTTGCAAAGCCGCCCTCGATCTGCGAAATCGCGCCGGACTGCTCCACCCAAACCGCCTCCGGATCGGCACCGTCAAGAATGACGCGGGACGTGCCGCCGACGTTCAGGGTTTCGACCTCATTTGCAACCGTGGCATAATCGCCCATGCGATCTTCGATGCGATCCATCACGATTTCCGGGATCACAAGTTCAGCGCTGCTCAGAGAGCCGTTCTGTGCGCGGGTCTGAATCATCGTCGTCAGGCTCTCGTAAAAAGTACGAACCTCCGGATGAATGAGCGTTTCGCGAGTGAGTGCGCGACGAGCTGCGCGCGTGTTCATGTTCTGAATGGGCATGTCGTTTTCCCTCCTCTGATGGTCTGCGCCGTTCTCTCTGTGTTCCTGCTGCTGACCGGCGGCGCGGTTCTGACTGCTTTCGGCCTGCTCAAGCTCGCGCTCAAGATCGGCGATCTCGCCCTCAATGGCCGAAATCTGTTCATTGTTCTCGTTCTGTTCGCGGTCGAACGTCTCGATCGCTTCATCGACTGCTGCGCGCTCCTCGTCAGTCTGCGCCGCCTCGATATCACTTTCAAGCTGCGTCTCGCGCGACCTGAGTTCTTCCCGCGTCGCTTCAAGCTGAGTGAGGCGCTCGCGCTTTTCGCGGATGCGCTTGTTGAGCACAAGGGTTCTGAGTGCCATTTACTTTTCCTCCTTCTTGAGCTTCGAGCGCGCGCCCTCGCGCCACGCCTGAGCCTTTCGTTTCTGGATCGTGTCATAATCGGCGCGGCGAGCAGAAACGCCCGTCGCCTCGTATGCCGGGAACGTGCAGACGGAAACCTCGTAGAGCTGAGACACTTCCTCGATCGTCCAGCGAATCGACGAGCCGTCCTCGCTGAACTCCGTTCGTTCCTTGCCGATATCAAAGCCGAAAGAGCATTGATCCACGTCGCCGCGCTTGACGCGCGCATAAAGAGACATCGCGTCGGAATCGTCCGGATTGATCCGGATTCGTCCAAAGAGTCCGCGTTCATCTTCGTAGAGCGTGAGCGTTCCGGCGCGTGTCCTGCCGAGAACGAGCGTCGTATCGTGATTGATAAGCGCCCGCACGTCGCCGCCGACAACGCCGGAGAACGCGCCGCGCTGGATCGTCTCCGACGCCCCCGGCCAAAGCTCGTATACATCGCCGAAAACTGCAAAATAGCCCTCAATCACCGGATCGCTTCCGCCATCCTCGCGCGTTTCTTCGCGCGTGGTGAAACTTGTCATCCGGATCGCGGAGCGTCTATTCGTTTCCGTTGGTTTCTCCATCGTTCTCTCCTCCCTTCGTCAGTTTCTTTTGAAAACCGATCGCTTCAAGCGGAATATAATTTTCAAGCGCCTTGAGTTCGTTCAAACCTTCCAGCGGCGAAAGCCCGATCCAGTTTCTCACTTCGTTGCCCGTCATAAGCCCTTGATTGGCCAGCGTTCCGCCGACCGACGCGAGGTCTTTCATGTCATAGGCGTATAGGCTGCGCGGCGACAATGAGAAATACCGTTTCGGCGAAATCAGGAGCTTTCGCGTGAGTTCGGCTTGGAGAATCTGCGCGGTATTCATGACGGTTGTTCGGATTGCCGCGTTGTACTCGTCGCGGTTGTACGCGCCAGCGCCTACCACATAGAGTGGAACGCCGATCATGGACGCAACCGTTTTTTTATCCAGCGTTACGGAATCATTGAGAGCGAGATCGTTCAGCGAAAGCGGCTTGACTGTCTGCACTTCCATCATGTCTGTCGGGACGATCCACGGCTCGCCAGCTTCCAGCGGCCCCGCGAAATCGTCAAGGACTTTCCGCCGTCCCTCCTGCGTTATGTCCGGAAAATCCGCAACGCGGATAATAACCGACGGTTTCCATTTGTCAGACATAAAGCCCCGTTTCGTTGCCGCTGCCTGACGGAGATTCGCGAGCACGTCCGAAAGCACAACGCGAAATCCCGTTCCCATGTGCGGCCTATCCGGATCGGGATTTAAAACAAAGTGCAGGATCTCGTCATCTTCGTATCTCCGCCCGTCAATAAGCGCGTAATAACCGCTATTCACATCGTCGGAAAAAGAAACCTTCGAGGCGGGTATCGGGATCAGCTCGTCAATGAGTCCATGCTTGACAATCGGAAGTGTGACTTGGTTTCCGTCTCCTTCGAGATACATCGTCCTGACGATCTGCGCGATAAACGTTTTTTTCGTCATGTGACGATTCGGCTCAATGTCGATTTTTCGCGCGAGTTCATCTTTGATGCGAACATCTCCGTTTTCGCCGTTCTCCATGAGGTGAATCGTCATTGAGGACACACGATCCGCGATCCAGTTCACCGCCATTCGGATTTCCGGATTGTCCGAAAGCCTCGTATATCCGGATACGCCGAGCGTCTCTTTAGCTTCGACCGACAAAAACCAGTTTTCCGCTTTTGCGCTGCGCTGTGTCGGCTTGTCTCGCGCCCGTTTATTTTTCCTCGACATTCGAACCACCTCCGAAATAGTCTCGAATCTGCCCCTGCTTGTCCATATTCGCCTTTCTGCGCACTTCCGCAAAAACGGCTGCGTCGAACAGGTCGATTCTCTGCTTTGGCGCGACTTTTTCATACTGGATCATGTCGTCCACTTTCTCGACACCGTGGACGTTGGAAACGCAATATTCAAAAGCCTCGGAGTGCAGATAGTAAAGGCGACCGTTTTTCGCCTGATTCTCGATCTGCCTGAATCCCTCGGATTTGAGAATGTAAAGCTGCGGCTGATCGATAATCCGGAAGCCTTTTCGCTTCATGAGCGTGAAATATTCACGCGCGAACTTGCGATCGTGTCCGATCTGCTTGATTTTGAACCCGCGATCCCGCATTTCGCAGAACCAGCGAACAACGTCCTCGACCTGCGTTGTCGCCGTGTTGGACATCGTAAGCCATCCGTCATCCTTCCAGCCGAAAAGCGGAATATTATCTTCGTCGGCTTTGAGATGCGCGTTGACGATCGGGAAAAAGCCGTGGGTGATGATGATATCGACGCCCTCATACTGACCGACGAGCGCCGCCGCCGTCAAATCGTGCAGTCTCGAAAGGTCTGCTCCTCCGTACCACTCGATCGGCATCTTTGCCAGCTCGTCAATCGTCCAGTTGTATTTCGCGTCGGAACTCTGAAACTCGTTGATATCGAAATACGCCTTAATCGCCGACGTGTAGACATTGAGCGACTTCGCGAGGAAGTCTTTTCTCTGCTGCGGGTCATTCTGCGCCTGCAAAGCGCCGTCCATCATTTCATCCGGTCTGATGGATACGCGATAATTCGGATTCGCCTTTTCATGCTGCACCGGATCGAGATAGTCAACGGCTTCGCCGCCCGTTTCGTCGGCTTTGCAGATAAAAATAAAGATGCTCTCATCCTTGACGACCTGAGAAAGCACCTTTTGACAGTATTTCAGACGGTTATAGCAAAACGACGTTGTATCGTCGCCCGCCGTCGTGATCCCGATGCAAAGACGGTTCGTGTATGCCTTGCCCGACTCCTTAATGACGTTGTACTGCTTTGCGTTTTTGTAGGCGTGTACCTCGTCGCAAATCTGAACGTTGGAGTTCAGCGAATCTTGCCGATCCGGATTCGCGGCGAGTGCCTCGATGCGGATAGAGCCGACCTCGCGCCCCGCGTTGTCGCGGAACTTTCGTTCGATCGAGGTTTCCTGATTGTTGTTGAGGACTCGGAACTCGTCCAGCTCGCCGATATAGTCAAGCGAGAAAATGATATCGTTGAACGATTGCACCGCCTGACGCTTGGACGCGCCGACGATGTAGATCGACGATCCGGACGCGCGCTCCATCAGAGCGACGCCCCACGCAAGCCCAGCAATGAGCAACGTCTTTCCGTTTTTGCGCGGAACATAGACGAACGCCTCCTTGAATCGCCGCTCGTTCGTTCCCGCCTTGTAGAAGCAAAGCAGATTGACGACAACGAAAACCTGCCACGGTTCCAAAATGAGCGGCGTTCCCTTGAGCGGCGTTCCGTCCAGCTTCTCGCCCTGATTGTGTTTAATCGTCCGTTCGATGATTCGGATCACGAACTCCGGCGGCTTCATCCGGATATCATACGCCGGATTGAGAAGATCGCGGAAAAAGCGCTCGGCGGCTTCGATGCGTTCAGCGTTGGCGACGATTACGCCGGAGAGAATCCCTGCTGCGTAATCGTAAGCAGTCCGGAACGACTGCCATTGCTGATAGGTTTTTTCGACACGTTCGGACTCTTTGCGAGGATCAATCATTCGAGGCCCTCCAAATTGCCGAGAGCTTGTTCCAGCCCGCCAACCTTGCGCTTTTCAAAAGCCTTGGCGTCGAACTTTGCAAGCCCGCGAGGCGTCAGGCCGAGCGCCTCGGCATAGGTGAGGCAATCCTTTCGGAGCGCTTCGAGCGTCGTCACGATCGGCGCTTTCTTTACGCCGGATGACGTGTTCACCTGATATTGATACCCGCCCTTCTTGTACTCGCTTTCCAGCTTGTCGCGCTGCGTCATGAGTTGGGCATAAACCGCAATCATGGAATCAAATTCAGGTTTATAAATGCCGAGGTTCTTCATGTCGGTTTCGGCTCGGATATAATGTTTCGATTTTTGCGCCATGCGCTCGCCTCCTCTCGCGAAAAAACTTTTGCTTAAACTTCCCCATGCCCGCGCACTTGGAAATACCCCTTACTCCCCCGTTCTCCTTTATGCCTGATATGGGGGTATACCCTAGGGGGGATCATTTGCGATAGCCACGAGTGCCGCCTTTCTCCGGATGCTCCTTGTTGTGACACGCTGCGCATAATGCGCGGAGGTTTGCCGCCGAGAACGCCAGCTCTGGATATTCCTCAACGGGTTTGATGTGATGCGTCATCGTCGCTGTCGTGTTGCGCCCGTACCTTCTGCACTCCTCGCACATAAAGCCAGCCCGCCGCAAGCATGCGCGCCGAGCCGCCTGATACCGAGGATCGTTATAGATTTCTTTCTTGGTCATTCGGCTAGGGTCTTTCGCCAGCGTCCGCCGCATCTCGTCGCTCTCCATTCGCAAACGTTTGTGAATACGAAAAAGCGCGACCTCCCGAAACAGGAAAGCCGCGCTTGCGCGTTATCATCTATCACAACGCCATAATCCTATCACACCTTAAAAGCGGCGTCAATATGAATCATGTTTTCAAATTTCAAAATTTTTCGCGTAACCCGCCATCTCGTCGAGGTCGATACCGATATAGCGCTTTGTCACCTGTTCGGACGAATGGTTGAACCAGATTGTCAGCAAACCGATCTTGCCGGTCTTTTTATAAAAGTGATAGCCGAATGTCTTTCGGAGCGTATGGCATCCAATCTTGAAATCAATTCCGATCTCTCTCGAAATCTCATTGACATAGTTATACGCTGTCTTTCGGTCGATCGGCTTCTCGTTGCCCTGCCGTCTTTCCGGGTGCCGTTCCGTCGGCTTGGTTCGATGCGGAGAAAGAAAGATATATTGATCCGCCGGATAACCTTTCAGCTCGCGCCGGATCACGCCCTGCACCTTGCGCGAAAGCGGCAGGTTCGTTTGTTTGCCCGTCTTGGTTTCTTTCAGCGTCAGCACCTCGCGCCCCCGCACGTCGGACACCTTGAGCCTTGCGAGGTCTGAGATGCGCAAGCCGGTATAAATGCCCAGCTCGAAAAGCATGTATTGACGCCAGTTCTTTTCGCTCTGCCCCTTCCGTTCATAGAGCCGCCGCTCGATTTCATGCACCTGTTCAACGTCCCGGATCGGCTGTACACACTCCACGCCGCTCTCCCTCCTTCTTTTTTCCCATATCTGTAATTGTGTGAAAATTCTTTGTTCCTCAAAAGCCTTGTCTCCGCTTGCTTTTTGGCGCTTCCGTTTTGGATTTTCCTTTTGCTCCAAAAAGCGGAAAATACGCGGTTTTGAGTGATGATTCAAGCGGAGAACCTTCTAATAAAAAAGAGGCTTGACGAGCCTCACTCGGCAGAGCTGACGCCCTCCTTGGGTCTGAATATGACAAGCATCGACGGGAACGGAGCGGACGCTTTCGCATCGCCGAACTTGATCCGTCCCCTGATGAATCGGAGTTCCGCCTGATGGTATATGTAATCATGGAAAGCCCGCGTATCCGTTCGCGCCGGAATGAGCATCACCACGAGCGCGCCTTTTTCTGCTTCATCGTGCGCTTTCTTAATCCACTTCGGAAGCTCTCTCCCGTATGGCGGATTGCAAAACACCCTTTTGCCCCCCCAATCCCGCGAGAGGCCGTCCTCCGCCTTGGTAAAGTGTTCCGCACATTTCGCGTTCTCGTGTGTGCTGCACGGATCGAGGTCAAAGTGGAACTCCGCGTCAAGCTGCCTGAAAAGCTCCCACGGCGTCGCCCACTCCACCGACGCACTCGAAAATAAACTCTCGTTCATCCTGCCGCCTCAATTCTTCGGTTTTTCCACAACGTTAAAGACGCACTCGTCCGCGCAAAATTGCGAGATGTACCCGACCGCGACTTCTCCCATCCGGAGCGCCGCCGTCAGTGTCTCGCGCTGCTTGCTGTCGCGTATCATTTCCGGGAGAAGCTGTTCCACCGCGATCAGACCGCCCAACACGTTCAGCCATTGATCCGCCGTGAGCTTCTTCAAATTCTCTGCTTCCATCCGTGTTCCTCCTTCACTGAATCGAGTTTTCGTATCTCAAGACGAGCGGATCGTCATCCATGCAATCAAAGACGACGTGAGGTTTTCCCGCCGCATCGAGTAGCACCTCGCGATCCATCAGCGCCGCCCGCCGCTCATTGATCGGCAATGCCAGCAAAAAGCCGTCCTTTACGCCCTGCGCATAGAGTCGGGTATTGTACTCCCGCATGAATCCGGCGACTTTGTGTTCCCTGCTCGCTTTGTCCATGAGGTTATAATACTGTGCCAGCTTCACGCAATCACGCCCTTTCAAGGTTGCATTTCATCCGTCGCGTTCCTGCATTTTATCAAGACGGATCAGGCGTTTTTCCGCCGCCAGCATACCGCACCGGAGAACAAAATTGTCCCGGTAGTAATGCGCCGTCCGTTCTGTGCAGCCCATCGAGAGCGCCACCGATCGGAGCGTCCGCCCCCGCCCATAGTACAGCGAGGCGAACTCTGCCTCCGGCGCATCGCCGAAAAAGTGGAATGTATCGTCGATTACATCAAGCCACCTCGCCGCCGTACTGTCCACAAGTGAAATTGCTTTAAGTGCCGTCGGGTCTGGATGCTTCGACCGTCCCCGTGTCCCGGCATCCGCTTCTCCACCTCCGGCGTTGAACACGTCGTCGCGATGCAGCCTTTGAATGTTTCGCATTTCGGCGACATTGTGCAAATGCCACTCGATCGCGCGATATATGCTTTTCTCGATGGGAATCATAGAGTCACCCTCTTTCGCTGTTATAACGGCGCTTCAAGCCGCAATAAAGGCTCGTCGTCGTTGCCGGATGATAGCAGAGTTTTCAGACTCGGCCCATTGTGCAGGCTCATACCGGAACAAACGCTGTTGAGCTGCTGCAATGCGAATAGCGTTCGTGCGTCCACTTCGTCCTCGTCGTCAAACCTGACGCGGGCAAGCTCGCTCGCCGAAAGCGCCCTCGCCTCTCTCGCAACATCCGCCACCTTCTCGCGGATATCGGCAGGCGTCGGCGTGAATTTGCTCGTCGCGACGAGCTTCACGACGGCCAGCGCCGCCACCTTCGCCGGGATATCTTGGAGCGCCAGATACCACGAGGAAAAGGCCAGTTTTTTTTCGTTGCTTTTCAGCCCTTTGAAGGCGTTCGGCCAGTTGACCTCCACAAGCCCCATGAGCTGATTCATTTCGTTCTTCGTCAAAGCGCCTCGCCTCCCAGAAACGTCGGCATTTCAAAACCCTCGTCGTCATCCGGATCGAGGAACCCCGTCTTTGCGCCCGTGTACGCGCGCGCGCCCCGTCCTCCTTTGGTTTGGTTTACGTTTGGGTTTTGGTTTACGTTTACGTTTAGTTTATAAGTGTCCGCTGGTTTGCCCGCTGGATTGTCCGCCGCTTTATCCGCTACTTTGCCCGCTGGTTTGCCCGCTGGATTGTCCGCCGCTTTATCCGCTTTTTCCGTGCAAACTTCCGATTCAGCGGTAAAAAAAATGAGTTTATACGCCGCCGCTGAGGCGCGGCGCTCGCCCTTGGTGAAATCGAGGAGTCCTTTGTTCTTGAGCTGCGTCCTCGCATCGAGGAGCGCGTCGTGGGAAACGTGCATATAGGAGCGAATCATCATGTCCGGCACCTTCACAAACCCTTCCGGCCAGCCCTTTTGATTGTAGATCGTGAACAGCGCGTTCCACAAACTTTGAGCCGTCGGACTGAGTGTGTTGAAGCTGAGCCAGTCATAAAATGCTTCACGCTCGCGCACATAATTGATAACCATCCGAATATCCCCTTAATGATCGGCGGTTGAGCGCCTCCGATCATATATTCCTTGAGCATGCCGCGCGAGGATCGCCATGCAGTCCTCGCGCCCGTGCTGCTTTGCATGTTGATAAGCGAGCAGCCACGCCCGCCGGAGTGAATCCGCGTAATTTTCCGGCGTTTCCGCCGTTGCGCGTACCGAAACAATGGAGAGTCGATAGCTTTTCCCTTCCCTGAGCGGTGCGTTATCGTTCGCGTTCTCCGGCCAGAGAATGGCCGTCTGGATCGGGTATTTGATAACCGTCTGGATCGTGACGAGCGGCTTGAACCCTGTCCGTTCGTCCCAATCCTCGGCGAGAATACCATTGTACAAATCGCATAGTTCGAGATCACCGGCAACGACCGGCGTTCCCTTTTTCAGCATCGCTTTCCTTCTCTTTCTCTCTGAGGCGGCGGACAAGCGACAAACTCGACCATTCTTCGACGAACTCGACCGCCGAACGGAATTTGTTCGCGGGGAGATCATGCCGCGATGCAACCGCAAACTCTTTGCAGAAATCGCGGTAAATCGCCGCTCTGAGCGCTTTTCCGCTTCGCTCGTAAGATAAGCCCTTCGCGTCACAAATCGCCTCAGAGCGTCCCTTGACGGCATCCTGAATCGCTTTCGCCTGCGCCGTCGAGATTGTCACCTTGGACTGCAAATCGCGCTGCATCGCGTTCATCTGCGCCTGCATCGCAACGAGCAGATTTGCAAACTGCGTTACGCATTGACGGAGTTCTTCGCCGAGCGCCTTGTTCTGTGCGACTGCGCTCACAAATTCCGCCATCGCCTTTTCATCCTTGGCGACGAGTTGCATGTTTTCATCCATTTCCGACGCCTCCCTTATTTCACGGAATAATCCGAGTCGTCGTCGATGAAACCTTGAATCGAATTGATCGCCCTTTTGCTGTTTTCCGCCCACTCGATCGCCACGTTGAGCCATCTCGTGATCTCGTCGATCTCGGCTTTCGGAACGGAGCGGAAAAGCGCGCCCATGTGTGGGAGTGTGCCGAGCTGTGAGATCAAGCCTTGAACAGCCTCGCCGACATGCTTTGAGGAAAACGGAGAATCGCCGTCGGCATCCGGATCGCCGTCAGCGTCCCGGAGCTTCCGCAATTCGCTTTGTGCCTGACGGCGGAGCTGCTCCTGCTTCTCGGCTTCTTCCTCCGCATCCTGTGCCCGGCTCTCTGCATCGTTGGCGCGCTCCTGAGCGTCTTTGACCTGACGCAAAAGCTCGTCCTCGCGGCTCTCTGCGTCCGCTGCGCGCCGTTTCAGCTCGTCGTAATCCTCCGGCACCACTTCGACCGGAACTTCAACCTCGATCGTTTCCGGTGGCTGATCGGAAACGGCTTCATACTGCCCCTTGTAGAAATCGCGTTGGTTTGCTACCTCGTTGAGCTTTTTTGACGCTTCCTGAAATCCTTCCTCAATGCGCAACCGCGCCTTTTCCGCGTGCTCGGCGTCCTGACGCGCCTTGTCACGCTCGGCAATCAGTTCGCGGATTTTACGAACGCTGTCGCCATCGTGTTCCTGCGCGAATTGCTCGCGTTCCGCTGCCGGAAGTTTGAGCACCTCAAGAACGAAACTCTGCGAATGTCCTTGAAGCGCCGGAGTTTCCTCAACGCCGCGCGCGAACTTCATGAGGTTAAGGGCTGTCGAGTGAGAGAAGCGACAATTCTCCTGCACCCACTCCATGAACCCCTTATCGTCCGGAAGCTGCTCTTTGGCTTGAATCAAAAGCCGGCCGATGCTCGCCGCGTGGCGGTTGACTTCAAGCGACTCTTGGGCGATCGCGTAAGCCAGAGTCGCAAGCGGGACGAGCTGCCGTTCCTGCTGCGGCTCTCTTAGCTGAATTGTAAATCCTTCTTGCACAAATATCTGTCCTTTCTCTTTTGATTTTGAAATGGAACCGGGCCGGGAGTTGAACCCGGAGCGCGAATTGTGCAGCCCGCGCCGCACCCGCCCCGGTATGCGCCGGAGTCAAGCCCCGGCGTTGTTGTCAGGCGATCACCACGACCGGCAGGCCGTCGAGCTGTTCCGTCAGCCATTCGCCGATACTCTGAACGCTTTCGCGTCTCCAAAGGGATTCATCGTTCTCATAGAGCGCGATTCGCGGCTTGCCGTCCTGCGCCTTGCTGACGCGGAGGGTAAACGGCGAAACCGGCTGTTCAACCTCGGAGAATGTCCGCTTCGGCTTGAGGCGGAACGGATTGTTAATCGTCGCGTTGACCAGACCGGAAACGCCATCCTTGACCGTCACGCGCTGCGAAATGCCGTCGTCCGCGTTTTCCACGGCGTTCTCCATCTTGATTGTGCCGACCAGCTTCGCCACAACGTCGAAATCTTCCGTCGGGTCAAAGCAGGTCTGCAAGTAGATCAGGAAATCTTCCTGCGTCATCTGCTGCCCGAATTTGTGCCTCGGCGTATATGCAGCGCATTTTGCCACACGCGAGCGACCGAGCAAGCGGCCATATGACGGAGTGAGAACCTCGACATTGTTTTGATCCACAACCCGAACATACAGCCTATCAAACCGCCCAAAGAGCTTGTCAACGTCGGCATGGAGCCACGTCACAAGACCGTCAAGCGTCGCCGTTTCAAATGACGGCGGACATTCCGTCTCAAACGGGGTAATTTCTTCGAGCGTGCCGTCTGTGCCCGTGTTGGTAAAGATACGACCGCCGATCTCGACAACCTCGAAATCTTTCGTTTGCTTGCCCAGCTCGACGAGATAGCGCATCGCACCTTTCGTCATGGGGATTTCAGGCGATGCAACTTCAAGCGTCTTGAGTTCGCCACTCTCGGACGCGCGCACGTTTTTTTCTTCCATGATTTACCTCTTTCCGCTGCCAAACACAAGCGGCGTCACGTTGTCCTGTTCTTCCTGCTGGATCACATCGTCATCCATTTCGACCTGACCGGGAATCTGGTTCCCGACTTCCTGCGCGGAGACATTGCCGCGATCATCGCGCGAAAGAAAGATATTCGCCTCGCGCGGCTCGATCGGGGCCAGCGACGAACGGCAATCCAGATAGAACTTTGCGGTATCCCGCGACTTGTCCGGCTTGATCGTGAGCGTCAACGTGATCTTGCGCGTTTTCTTCGCGTCGGTGTTCGGGTCAAAGATGTTCGCCAGCACTTCGCGGAGGCATTTGTTGAACCTCTGCAATGCCGCGCCATCCATGAGGTCATCCAGCGACCGGATGTTTTTCACCTGTGTTTCCTCCTTTCCGTTTTGTGCAGAGGGCGAGGCTCGAACTCGCCTGTTTTCCATGCTCTGCGTACATTCTCCCAGATATGCCAGCCGGGAGAATGAAGAAAAACCCTCGACGCCGCGCGCGGAATCGAACCGCGAAAGCGGGGTGAGTAAGCCCGCCTCGAACCTTCCGCAACGATGAACCGAGAGCCGGAGTCGAACCGACCCGATCGGGTTGTTGCCTCGAATCCAATCAATGAACGATTATGACTTTTCGTGTAAAGGGGTTACACTTGTATGCAGCACAACTTGAAGCTAAAGGAGTGATTCACAAAAATGGAGGCGATATTCATCGAGGCTTCCCGACCGTCCCCTTACGGTCTCGGCATAGTGGAGCCGATCAAGGCTCCTCAAGCTGCCATTTCACGCCGTCCGGAATGCGCTCTTTCCTGATGCGCGCGAAATCCGCATCATATCCGGCGAAAAAGAGCTGCCGCCTGATCTCGAAATCAATAAACCGTTCGTGCAGAAACGTCGGAATCAGAGCGAGTTCTTTGAACTTCACCTCTCCGCTCGTGCTGCCGAGCTGAACCTTTGCCGCCGCGCTTTTCTTTTTGGTTCTCATTTGTTCACCTTCTTTCCATCTTGGGGCTTTATGGAGCATCCAGATTGCCGGATGCTCGAAAAAACTCAAGACCAGAAGCGCCGGAGTTCTCCATTGCATACCTCGTAAGCAAGCGGAGAAACATCGAACCGAATATAATTCCAATCCGATGCAAAATAACGAGGAGGACGTTCAATCTTTCCGACAGTCCTTGTCATCCTGTGACGGTTGATCTGCAAAGCGTCAACCGAATGACGAATCTCGATTCGATCCATGGCGAAACCGAAATCATCGGCAATCAATTTCGCCGCTTCTTCATCCGAAATCACCTGTGAATGCTTCGCGAGTTCCTCATAATCTGCTTGCTTGACGTTGTTCCCGTCCTCATAATCAGCCCATTCTTCTTCGCGCTCAATCTTCTTTTCAAGAACAGATACCTCTTTTTCAAGCTGTTTGATCCGTTCAACAAGTTCCTTTTTCTCCCGAATCAATTCATTCTCTTTGGCGGTCTGCGCCACAATCGCCCAATACGAAATCGCCTCTGCCATGCCATCCAGATTATTTTTATAGGCTTCGCAGAATTTTTTCTTGTCCATTTTGCTTTCCATGTATGCCTTTTCGATCGTCTCATACATGGAAACCGTCGGATAAAATCCGGTCAATTTAGAAAATTCATCAATCAACATAACTTGACACCCTCCATTTCCTCGCCCTTTGGGGCTTTGTTGGCCGTCGGCGATCCGGCGGCCTGCAAAACCTCAACATTGAGATTGAGCCGCCTCCGCTGCTGCTTTCTTGGCTTTCCATGCCTCAAAAGCTGCCTGATTTTTCGGATCAGCATAAAAATCGAGGATATCTTGTTTGAAGTCTCGAACGATCATCCGCGCCAGCTCGTCGATTTTTGCCGCATCCGGCCTTGGATCGCCGACAAACTCATACGTTACATGAATTGGAGTCCTTCGCATCTCGTTTTCCCCCCTTTATGCCGGGTCTTTCGTCCTCAAAGAACAGCGTCCAGTCAAAGCCCAGTACCGCCGCGATCTTCTTCGCTGTTTTGACGGAAGGGTTCTTTTTCTTCCCTGTTTCCAACTCCGACAAATATCCTTGAGCAATTCCCGCTTCCCTCGATAATTGCATCAGCGTCATTCTTTTTTTGTCTCGCGCATCTTTCAATCTCATCGTATCACCTCTTCTATTTCTCGTATGGCGATATTATAATTCTCTCATTGCGATATGTCAACGCTTTTTGAGAACATTTCTGCTTTTCTCTTTTCTTTTTTCTCTGTTAGAGATATACTTTTATTGAAAGAGGTGATCCCATTGTCATTCGGTTCAAACCTTCGCTTCTTGCGCGAGCAGCGCAGCATTTCCCAGAAAATGTTATCTATCAAAATTGGAGTTGCCCAATCATCAATCAGCGATTGGGAAGCGGATCGCAAAATGCCCCCGTCAAAAACTATCTTGAAACTCGCCGATGTTCTCGACATTTCGACCGATGAACTTTTTGAACGTCCTATCTCTAAAACGTCGCCTTGCTCATCTCCTATATCCAAACTCTGCGCGGCCTACAACCTCAACGACACCGCGCGCGCAATGATCGAAACAATCATCTCCATGCCTCCCGCCGAGCGTGAAGTCGTTGCCGGGCTTGCGCGGCGCTTCTCCTCCGCCCTCGACCATGACGACGACGAGCTGCTCAACCGATCCGCCGAGCAGCTGGACAGGGAAAAGGAAGCTGAAAGCAAAACAAAAGCCCGTGCGTGATTGCACGAGCTTCCGGTCAGCGTCAGGCGTTTCGGCCTTGTCGGTCGTTATTCGGTTGGGGTCGTTTAGGGATGAGTTTCACAATGCCTTTCGGCGCGCCTGAAAGGTTTATGTAAATCGTTCCCGGTCGGTCGATATAAAGAAATGCTTTTATGTCGGTTCTTTCGGGTATGTCTACATATTCTTTTTTCCGCATGGACGACACCCTTTCTTTTGTCCTTTGCCTGTCGCCAACATGTCCATGCGCATGAACACCTTATTTTGTATCAATTCCATGTGAATATCAAGCTGTAATATATGGATACAAGCCGCATTAAATATTAAAGCGAAAGAATGGCATACAACGATGAAGATAAATATCAAAAAGCGCGTATTTGAAATTGTAAGTAAGGCCGATGAGGGCGATACCGCGAGCAAGATATTCGACGGCTTTATTATGGCGCTGATTAGTCTCAGCGTGCTTTCAATCATTCTTGAATCATTTCAGGATATCGCAAGCAAATATTCTTCGTTGTTTTCTGCGTTTGAAACCTTCTCCGTTATAGCTTTTTCAATCGAATATGCCCTTCGGATATGGACAGCCGATTACCTTTATCCAGATAGCAAGCATCCGAAATTGAAGTATATAACTTCAATTATGGCCGTTATTGATCTGGTTTCTATCCTTCCGTTCTTCCTTCCTTTTATATCTGCTGATATGCGCTTTTTGCGCATGTTCCGGCTTTTGAGAATAGCAAGGGTTCTTCGTGTTTTCAAATTAGGGCGTTATGTTGATGCGCTACACATCATTGTAAAGGTTATTTCAAATTCTGCTTCACAACTGATTATGTCCATTGTGATTTGTTTCTTCGTTATGCTGTTCTCATCAATAATCATGTATACGGTCGAAAACCCTGTTCAACCCGAACAGTTTCCGGATATCATTTCCTCCCTCTGGTGGGCCATCTGCACATTGACAACGGTCGGCTATGGAGACGTATACCCGATTACAGCAGCAGGGAAATTCTTTGCAGCCATTATAAGCCTTGTCGGCATCGGAATTATCGCCATTCCGACGGGCATTATTTCCGCCGGATTCACGTCTTTGATCGGAAAAGATAAAGAAGAACCCGACAAAAAGAACTATTGTCCATATTGTGGCCATAAGCTCGACGAATAATGGCGCAATCTCGCATTCAAAATAGCTGAAATGCGCTCATTTTGCATTTGCAATATAAAGTATTTAACGAGTAGGTGATTGCATGAAAGCGGCCATATACGCCCGTTTTTCGAGCCATAATCAGCGCGAGGAATCCATCGAAGGACAGGTTCGCGCCTGTCAGCGCTTCGCCAAAGAGCACGGCATGACTGTGATCGAGATATACGCGGATCGCGGCTTATCCGGCCTGCATGCCGACAATCGCCCAGAGTTTCAGCGCATGATACAGGATAGTGATCATCATCGGTTTGAAGCGCTGATTATGTGGAATCTCGACCGTTTCAGCCGGGACAAGTATGATACAGCCGTATATAAAACACGCCTCAAAAAGAACGGCGTTTCCCTGTATTACTCCGATCAATCTATTCCAGATACGCCGGAAGGAATCATCCTCGAATCGCTGCTCGAAGGATTTGCACAATACTACTCCGCGAATCTTGCGCGCAACGCAAAGCGCGGCTTGCAGGAAAACGCGCGGAAATGCCTCTGGAACGGCGGCTGCGTCCCTCTTGGATATTTGATCGACGAACATCAACGCTTCGTCCTAGAGCCAATCGGCGCGGCCTGCGTGCGAATGATTTTTGAGCTGTACGCTTCCGGACAGTCGATCAAATCAATCGTCTGCACGTTGAACGAGAAAGGATATAAAACCGTGAAGGGAAATCGTTTCCGCCTTGGAAGCATTCAAGGCATTTTGCGGAATCGGAAATACATCGGTGAATACCACGCTTCCGGGATCACCGTTCCAAACGGCATTCCCGCCATTGTTGACGTGCAGCTCTTTAATGATGTACAAGCAAGGCTCGGCGTTGTTGCTTCGGCAAAAGCTCATAACAAAGCCGATATTCCCTATCTGCTGACGACAAAGGTTTACTGCGGACATTGCGGATCGCCTATGATCGGCGAATCCGGAACCGGAAAAGGCGGCGCGACGTATCGCTATTATAAATGCTCTTGCCGGAAGAATCGGAAGGGCACATGTGACAAAAAAACCGAACCGAAAGATTGGCTTGAGGAAAACGTGGTCAGACAGACCGTCAAAAATGTATTGCGTCCCGAAGTAATCAAGGAAATTTCCGAAAACTGCGCTGCGGCGCTCAAGGCCGACGCTTCCGATGAATCATTGGTCCAGGCTTTGAAAGCCCAACTTTCCGAAACGGACAAGGCTCTGCGAAATCTGCTCAAGGCGATTGAGGCCGGTATAATCTCCTCGACAACCCGCGAGCGTATGGCAGAGCTTGAATCACAAAAGAGTGAACTTGAAGCTCAAATCGCGCGTGAGCAGCTTCGTAAACCGGAGATCACCGCCGAACAGATCAGTTTTTGGCTTGAATCGTTCCTTGCCGGAGATATCCACGATCCGAAATATCAAGAACGTATTATCAACGCGCTTGTTCGCCGTGTCGATGTTTACGACGATGGGCCGGAGAAACAAAAACTCACGATTTTCTATAATATAACGAAAAATAATCGTTCTTCCTCAAAAGTCAGCATTTCAAAGTGTTCGGATATTGAATGTATTGCCCTGCCAGAATGA